GACCAGTTCTCAAGTTCTCCGAAGCTGTCGAATTCGAGAGGATGGACCGATTCAATGCTGTAGGTAACATCGTCGATATTAGGTCGATCACCAGCCACAGGTCCAACGGCATCATGGTCTACTGTAGTTAAGATGAGTACTGGTTCGTTTGTCTCAATATTGAGATTCTTGGAGTGGCACAAATACCACATATCGCCTTGCTTCACATTGTCAATGATAGTATACAATACGTGCCCAAGATCGCGCATCGTGTCAGTGCGAATGGTACGGCCAAGTTGGTTAACAATAAGGAAGCTTTGCGCTTCCTTAACCTTAGCAATCATTTCTGTCGTTTTCATTATTGATACCTTTCTTATGGATGTAGTAACCTATGAGTGTTCCGATGATGGTAAATACTGGAGTGATTAGGAGGGCGAAACAGATGATGAGGACTGTGTTGGAGGTGCCGGTGTTGGGAGGGGTGGGCATAGTGTAGTAATGTCTAGTTTGTAGGTTTCAAGGATGGAACCATCAGGTAGCATATAGCTACTAACGTCTTGTCCGAGTTTGTCTGCCAACTCAATCCCAGCACCACACGCCAGATACCCAATCCCATCAACCCAAGAGTCCTTGTGCGCAGGATTGTGAGCCAGTCGTGCAATCTTCATCAAGGTCATCTTGATTGCCACGTCCGTCGGCGTCTCCGGACCCGGCTTACGAATCTTATCGTATGCGTCCCATAGAATAGCAATCCGGTTGAAGTTATCCTCCGGCTTACCATACGTCGAGTTGCGGTCATGCAACACACACTTCTTAGCTTCGTCCAACACGTTCTCTCTTACTTGTGCATCGTTCATATAATACTAAATGTAGTACCATCTTGTTTGATTCTTCCCGAAAGTTCTAGATACTCCAACGCTTCATTGATCTGATTCATGTCCCAGTCAGCAAAGAAACGTGGAATGAGTTCCTTCTGGTCTACAGTTTCTCGTTTCCGTATAAAGTTCAATATGCCACCAGCACATACTGAAATCATATTCGGTGCAGACTGCTCGTAGGCGAAATGCCGTAGCATCTCGTAGGAATGTAGCTGTCGAATAGCTGCTTCCAGTGTCTCTGCTGAGATAGGAGTTACCAGCTTCTCTGCAGGTTCACCTTCCGCAAAGTGCATAGCAATGGCATATTTCTGCCATTGTGGCTGTTTGTTGTCATTGTAAGATTCACAGATCGCATGGTGGTTTACGTTTGTCTTATTCTTGTCAATCCAGTAAGCTTGTCCTAATGCTTTAGCTTCTGGTGTAAATGATACCTTACCACAGATTTCAGTAAGCTTCTTTACGTGTTGCGCAAGAAGCATTGCTGCTTCTATAGCTTCTTTAGAAGCTTCTGGAATAAGGAATTGTTCGAACTCGTTCTTCTCTGCGTAGACTACAATCAGTCGTCGATCAAGTCCGGTGCCGACGACGTCGTATTTACGCAGCGTTCGTACGTCATCAGGAGTACAACCTGCGATGAAGGAAAGGAGCGGATTGGCCAAGGCTTTCTCTCCGTGTGAGAATGTATCTCGATTGTAGTCTGTGCCTGTCCACATGGAACAGAAGAACTTAACTGCGTTTGTCGCTTCTTTGTGGAAGAAGGAGATGAACTCATCGAGTTCCATTCGGATACATGAATAGGCATAAGGTTGTTCTTTAGCTGGCGCAAGGTAAGTGCTTCCTTGATAGGTTGTCCTTACATTGTCTGCCAGCTTGTGTGCTAGTTTCTCATACGAGCCGGAGTCTGGACCGGTAGAGAGAAACGGTTTGTCTGGGTACTTTGGATCTTTAACGGCATTAAGGATTGTCTTTGCCGCACCTGTGGCGAGCCCTTTGCCAACGCCGGCCTTGGCACACAGGAGTACGTATTGGTTAGGAAAAACAGAAGCATGGCCAGAACCAAGCCATACACGTCGCTCCATCGCTGCACCAACCATGTAATAGAAGGCAGCATCGAGGAATTGTTTTGGGCTGTGTAACCTTGAGGTGTAGATGCGCCAGAGTTCATAGTTCGTCATTTGGGCTTGAGGAGTAGGGCTACAGTAGCGTCGTCTACAATCTCAGCAGAGACGACAGTCATATTCATGTAGGTTCCGCCGGGCTGTACGCGCAGTTCGTTGAGCCTCATTTCTCCGTCTGATGACACCAAGATAGTATTAGGCTCACAGCCGAACTGCGCAATAAAAGCATGGCGGGCTGACAAGATTACAGTCTGGATTCTTGGTGTCATGGGTTAGACTGGCCAGACGTAGGCGTTGATGTGCGCCCAAGGTTTGAAGAGTGCGTAGTGCACTGGGTCTTTAAGATACAGCATTGCCTTGTGAGAGTCGGTGACTTCTTGGTCGTAACACCACGAAGGGTAGACTAGTTTAGTGTGCTCAATATCTACGAGTTCAGGGAACTCTTCAAATAACTTGTCACTGATTGTATCGGTAAAGTTCTTTGCTGCCCAAATTTCACAAGCTGTAAGCGTGTAATCCAGCAGTGCAGGTTCATATCCACGCCACATCTTAACGGCTGGATGATCTTTCCAACCGTTAGAATAGCCCTGCAATGTGCGTAGAATCTGATAACCTTCTACCCGTTGTTTACCTAGACGCCTATGGTCTAAAGTAATGAATGTAGCTCTTGGATCACTAAAAGGAAAAAACGTTTGCATATCAGTTATTCTTCAACCATTCAGCCATGTCGCGCATACCTTCGGGATTATCATTCGTGTAGGCGCCCCAGTTACGTCCGATCTGTACCTCAGAATTCATCGTGAAGTCACAGTCGTGTCCGCGCATGGTAACCTTCATCGCATTTTGTATGAAAGCACCTGCTGTGCCTGCGTCTCGTTTGTGGACGAGGACTGCGGCGGAGTCGTGTTTGTTCGAACAGGTACAGTATCTTGCTTCTCTGGCTTTACGGATTGTTTGGTGGGTAATGCAGCCAACCGTTGACTGAGGTATCCAAGATATACCTTCGCGGATATATGAATCATTTATGCCTCTCAAGAAATGTCGTTCGTAGCCTAGAAGATTAACCAACCGACGCTCGGAACGGATACGGTATTCAATCTCATCCTGCCATTCGACAACCTCAGGGAACAGGACCTTGAACTTATGGAGAAAGAGTTCGCATTCCCGAAGCGTAAGCTTGAGCTTTCCTTTCGATTGTTTAAGGTTAGCATTCCTAAATGTACGCGGACCCATTTTATAGGACGAACCATGTGCTGTGCGTTTACCGATGTCATAAGGTTTACCAGAGGATTTGACAAGTTTGTGTAAGCGTGGCCAGTCAGGATGTTTAACGAACTCAGCAGGCTCTTCGTTGAGGAACGGAGAGTTCGGAGGTAGATTGAACAGTTCAGGGAACAGGTGCATAGCCAAGTAAGTGTGTGGCTTTACACCGTTCTCGAACAGTGCGCGGTAGCGGCCCGGGCGCGATAGGTACGCTACGATAAGGGCCTCGGCGCCAGATTGGTCAGCCTGTGCAATGACATGGTCTGGTGGCGCTTCGAGGTGATCTAGGGTTTGCTTGTCCGGGTTCTGTAGGTTCAGTCCATAGCTACCGAAGTATTGGGTAGCTGACAGGCGTAATGAACGGGTACCTGCTTGTTTGTAACAGGTGATTGCTCGGAGGCGGGGGATCATGCGGGGTGCAGTTTTGTTAAGTCTTTCCACATACCGTCTACGAACTCTGCGTCTATACTGACTATGTATTTAGCCATGCAATGTGAGCACTCTGTATCAACCTCTTCCACAGGTGCATATTCTATCTCTGTTCCACATCGTTGACACTCGGCAAAAAGTGTAGGTGGTTTGCCTACACGTATGCTCTTGTGCTGATCGGGTGAGCACAGCAACGGCACAAGATGCGGCTTACCTTCGAGTGCTGCCCATTCAGGGTTGATCTTTGGTTCGCTCATGGACTAATCATCTTTCTCGCTAGATGCGCTAGCATCAAGAATACGCACATAGTAAGGGCTAATCGAGCCAAGCCTCGCCAGTCTATCCCATTCACGTTGGATGTATTGATGTTTGAGTGACACAGGTGAGGAGCTATTATGCTTGGTTCCGTAGAACGCTGCTGCGCCCATGAAGAAGCCTTGTCTAAAAGCTTCTGCTTCCTTTATTCCACATTCGCTAGGCATCTCTGGCATATCCATGATCCGTCTAAGGTTTCGGTTGCTTGGTTCTTCTCACACATCTTACAGAGCGGAGGCTGTGGCGCGTCGCCGAAGTGTTTCTCTATGTCTTTGTGAGCGCAGCCGGGAGGTAGGTCCCAGCCGAATACGAGTTCAGGGTTCATACTATTCCTTCAATCGGTCGTACTCTTCGTATGTAACGCTAGACTCTGGATGTTTAATTCTGTATTTTCTGTGCTGTTCGCGCTTTATGGCTGTATCATGTACACTTAATGTTGCAATCAGTCCTACAAACATGCCAATGGCAAATGCGCAAAATAGAGTTACTGTGGCATCTAAATCAAATGCGATTGATACATGGTACTTTTTCATATTAGGATTCCTCATATAACCAAGTCCAGTTTGCTCGAATCAGCAAACCATATTTACGTTGAACTTCATCTGCTGAGACTTGTATAGTCTTACGAAAATTAAAAGGTTCAGCATAGTATGACTCAAAGATCCTTTCAGGTCTTCGAACATGCATTATAGCATAAGGTGGTTCATCACCTTCGTATACACATTTATGTAGCTTAACAAAGCCATCTTTATTAAGTAGGATTACATAGGCTATTTGTTTAGGCATTAGGTTCACTTGCCCTCCATAATCTTTGCCTCAGCGGCACGGTCACGCTCGGTTTCGTCGATAGTTTGTGCGTAGGACTTCGTAGCTCCGGCGGAACGAGCAGTCAACTTAGCGATGTTAGCTTCATAGATTTCCTCGATAGGAATCTTAAAGTGCATAGCCACCCGGACACTGTTCTTGAACATAGTGTCTGCCAGTGCATTGATAGCTGCCTCGCTTGGTGTCTTATTACCAATAAGCCAACGCTTCGACAGATTGGCACCTTCTGCCTGACTGACACCACCTTCGGCTGACAAGTCTGGTTCGTGGTCAGTGAGGCGTGACAAGATGGCGATGTACCAGAACTGATCGCCAAGTTCTTCCTTGATGTTCGGGAGATTGTTAGTATCAACTGCTGTCTCCAGTTCACCTAGCTCAGAACAGTACCCAAGATACGCATGCGTGAAACGCAAAGATCGCGGATCATTTCTGGTCAGTTCGAACTTCGCAACTGCTTCCGAGTATTCATTCCAATTCATAGGATTTTAATGTAAGCTATCGTTATGCCTAGAGGTCAAGACCAATGTAAGATGGATTCAATGGGATTCCATCAGGTGATAGAGAAAGGTATTTAATCTTAATGCGCTTAGGTGGATTGTGGATAAACTCTGCACGTTCTTCGAAGGAGAAGCCAGAGCCTACTGAGACTATGGTATTGTTGAAACGGCAAACGAGGTTGCCAAGAACGTCGTGATAGGAAGAAGTGGGTGT